ATGAAATTCGACAGGCCAAGCCGTAGGAACGCGTCGGTCACGGCCTCGATTGTCTCAGCGATACCGTTCATTTAACCGGCTCCAGATCATGTGCGCAGACAAGGCAAAGCGATTGAGGTTTGCGCACAAAAGAGCCGAGTAAAGGATCGCAAGCGCGCCGTAGGTGTAAACGCCGGTCGAGCTTGGTTGCTCGAGCGCCAGCGCCAGCGCGAGGTTTGACAAGAACAGGACAGCGAGCAGGCAGGACAGGAGCCGCACTGTCGGCGTCCAGTACATTTGCCGCCCGTTGACCGCGATGGCCACCGCGTAGAAGGCGCCGAGCATCACCGCCCCGGCGCCATACGCGCGGTAAGCTGGCCAGGGCGCGACCATGGCCCGCAGGCTGTCGAATGCTGGCGCCGACAGCGCCGCATTCGGCCCCCAGACCAGTATCCAGAGCCCCCAGCCCAGAACGCCAGAGGCGGCGCAATACTCGATTGTACTCAGATTAACATAGGGTCGATTACTGCTCATCTGCCGTTGCCGCCCCGCCGTGCCCCTTGCAGAACCGGCTCACGATCCCGCTCTATGAATTCAGCCATGCGCGTTCCCTTTTAGTTCGTGCGTGATCATCCGCCGGATAAATACGGATCCCCGCCCGTGCCCGGCAGCGCTTGTCATTCGTCGAGAATAGGCGGGCGCAGGCCCATGCCGCGCGGCAGAACCGTCTCGCTCAAGATGTGACCGATCTCATCATTGCCTTGGATATTGTAATGGTAGGTATCCATCATCAGGCCACGGTCGAGGAAGTATTTGGCACCGGCATATCCCATGAAAATTCCGTCATTTTCAGCTACCAACTCGCCCTGCGCTGCGCGGATTTGCTGATATCCGGTCGTATCGCCATCATTTCGGACACCCGTCTGCACCACCACCAGTGGCAGGCGACCCAAACCCGCATGGTTTTTCATTCGCTCATGCAGATCAAGGAACGCCGCCTTGTAAGCTGCCTTTGTCGTGCCGGTTGCAGCATCTATGTTATCACCGTCTTTTTCGCCCTGAGCGATAAGACCGACAATGCCAACGATATTGAGTTTCTTTGCAAGAATATCGTCGAGCGCATTGTCGAACTGGTTTTTGGCAGCCGTCCAGCGTGTGCCAGAGCTTGCCCAATCGGTCAAAAGTGACGTTCCGCCATAGCCGGTATTGACAAAGATCACCCCGACCCTGCCATGCGTCGCCGCGTGGACTGCGCAACCGAGAGACGGTCCAAAGGACCCCTTGCCGCCATCTGCCAGCGCCCCCGCATCGTAGCCGGTCGGGTCCTTGAGCGGCTGAAGATCAAAGGTCGAATGCTGGTATTTGTAGCCTGCGCCTGTCGGTACCACGACAGGAGAGAGCTCATCAGCACGGCCTGACATTGGCGACTGACCAACGCCCCAGACAATGACAAAAGCTTTTGGCAGCGGCAGGGCCGCGCCAATGCCAACGATATCCGCCTCGGCCGCCGCAAGCCTTGCACTCAGGGCAGTTTGGTTTGCGGAGATAATCCCCGCGACGGTATCCGCCGCGTATCTTAGGAACCCGATTCCGAGCTGCATCTTGAAGGCCGTCGCTGCAGATGTATCGCTAAACCCGTCATCGTCGCCGCCGCCACTTGAGGCATTGTCGAAATAGCCCCCATCATAGGCCGTGTCATTCCCGCCGGATTCCGTCACGTAGGTATTGGCTCCCGCGTAAAACCCCAGATGTTCACCCTCGTAAACGCGGAAATCCAGATCCGTGATATCAATCGCATTCAAACCCGCAGCCACGGACACGGAAACTTCACGTTGCGAGGTGAACGTGTTGCCAGACTTTGAAAAAGCCCTCAGTTTCACCGTCCCAGAGCCCGCCGTGAAGATATTCAGAGACTTGCCGATCAGGTTTGCCGTCGCTGGATTGGCAAAGACATAAACCCGATCGGCGACGGTCGCGCTTCCCAAAACTGGCGATGTCGGGCACCCGATTGTGATGGATGATATCGGCCCCAGCCTGCTCGAAAGTGCCTCGACCTCCGTTGCCAGATGATCGCCTTGCTCATATTCCACCAGATCAAAGCCTATCTGATGCCGACCGGATGTATTCGCGCTGGCATCAGAAAAGGACGAAAGGTTTCCCGTCGCATTATACATCCCGCCGCTATCTGCCGCTGCGTTTACATACGGGACGCCCAACGACCCCCCGTAAAAGCCGATATATGCACCCGCCGGAATGATGATCTCGGGCAGATCCTTGAGCGTAAATTCATTTACTCCGGCATCCACATTTATGATGTGATCTTTTCCCAATTGCGTGAAGGTGTTGCTGACCTTGCCCATTATCTTGACGCGGACAAACCCTGCAGAAACAGCAAAGCAACGAAGAGCCGCGAGCTTGCTTGTTACTCCTGCCGGAGCGCCAAAAACATATGTACTGGCGGACGTTCCTGATCCGGTCACGGGGGCCGAACCGGGCGGCAATCCAATCGTCTGGACAATGGATTTGGCCGCCTTGCCGCTGACTTGAGCTTGCAGCCCGCTCGTGTTCTGCGTCCTCACCCACAAAATCGGATCGCTGCCGAGAGTTGTGACAGCGGAGCCAGTGTAAAAGGTAGCGCCTGCATTTACCGTTCCACCCGTGACGTAGACCGATGTTTTTTGCACCTCGTCTGCAGCGTCCATATCGGTTGCGCGGGACCATGCACCCGCCGCGGTAACATAAAGCCCATTCGCTGCTGACGAGCTTTGGTGCTTTACAAGGATTCGGCTGGCACTGGTCAGAACGCCATCGATGGTCTGCTCACCAGAAAGGCTTATGCTCGCAGTAGTCGCAACTGCAACATCAGCTTTGGGCTTGGCGCCCTCAATCCCCAACGCTTCAAGCGCCGCCGCCCTTGCATCCAGGTCCTGCGATTGGATTTCAGCGAGATCTGAGCGAACGACAGAAAGCACGGCCGCAGAAAGATCTATCTCGCCGAGCGTTTCTTCATGAAGCTTAATGATCTCATCCGGCCGAGGCTGATAATCATCGGCATTTTCCGCGCCAGCCCAAACCGCGCGCGGCGTTTTCGTGACCATGTTTGGCACTCCTGTATTTTAGAGAATTGTCACGCTCAACGGCCCGGCGAGCACGCCCGGCACGTTCGAGCTGTTGATCGCCTCGGCCCAATACGTGACCGAACTGCCCGGCGAGAGCCCGGCATCCGTCCAGCTGTCGGCGTTTGACGGAATGCCGTATTCCGTGCGCACGAGGTCCGCCGAGGCGAAATCTGTGTCAGTTTCGTTGCGATAAATCCGGGCCGCGTAGAACTGCCCGTCATTGGGCGCGACATAAGAGATCTCGACCGTGCCGGGCTCCGGCGTGACCGTAAAATCCCTGAGCGCCCCGGGCGGCTCCTGATTGGCAATCGCCTCGAGCGTGAGCGGCACCTCGGGCACCCAATCGGAGGCGCGGCCGTTCTCGACATTGCGAAACTGGCCCTCATAGGTCGTGACATCGACCAGCCCGCGCGTCGTGACGCTGAATTCGCCTTCAGGCGCGTCATAGATCTGCCAGGTCTGCCCATCGCTCGAGCGCAGGCGGAACTGCAGAAAATAGAATTCCGGCTGCGGCGCGACCGACCAGATCGCGAAGGCAGCCCCGCCCGCAGAGCTTCCGAGCTCGGCCGTGAACCCCGAAGGTGGAGCAACCTCGCTCACCTCAGTCGAGCGGTCATAGCGCGGCCGCTGCGGCTCCTCTGTCGCCGCGACAAAGGCAAAATCCTTCTCGGCCGTGCTGACCGCCTCGAGCCCGAAGGTCGAGCGATCCGCGCCCCAAGTGAGTTTGCCGATCTCAATCGGGAATGCGAGGCCGAGCTCGGAATGCCGGAACCAGGCGAACCGCTCACCGATCAGATCATAGCCGGAGAATTTCAACTTGCCCGAGATCCGGTATTGCGCGGATTTTGTGCGCGCCATGCGCTTGTTGACCCGGCTGGCCTGATTGTGATTGCTGATCAGGTAGGCCGCAGCCTCCTCGCGATTGCGCCGCGCGCTCGGATCTTCGATCCAGGCGCCGGACGGGCTTTCGCGCCAATCGTTCAGCGGTTCGGGATATTGCACCACAAATTCCGACGGCGCGCCAAGATCACGACCATCCGAGATCTGCAGCGTCTCGAAATCCGCCTCGCTCAGCGTCACGGTCGGCTCGATCCATCGACCGACACGGAAACCCACCTTGCCATCGGGACGCTCAAACGTGAACACATCCCTCGCCGCCATCACCTGCGCGCGGATATCCTCGAAATCCATGTCATCCGAGATCGTTCCATCAAGGCGCCAGCGCGGTTGCAGATTGCCCTCGGCGTTCAGCACCGGCTGATCGCAGACATCCGCCTCAAGTGCGACCTCATCCCAATCGACCTCGAGCCCCTGATATTCGACCAGCTCATGCGCCCAATTGAGGGCGAGGTTGCGCGTGAACCGGAACTGCCCGTCACGCGGATCATAGATCCGGTCGTTCCCATCCCAGACGGGATTATAGGCGGGCTCGCGGCCGGTCGGATACACCTTGGCGTATCTTTTCTGCGCAACACGGTTTGCGTTGATGACTGCATAACTCAACCCCGTCATGCGATGCGCAGGCGTCCACGATGCAAAGTTGGCCATCAGCAAAGGATCAGCCGCCTGCCCCGGCTGGCCTGTATAAGGGTGGATCGCCATATACTTGCCCGGCGGATCTGTCTGCACCAGTCCTGCGCCGTTGATCTCGACCTCGCGCTCATCGAGCCAGTGCGACACCGGCCCGCGCGTCGAATGCGCCGCGATGATCACAGAATAGATCCGCTTCTTGTTCGCAAAGCCCGAAAACCCGAACGGCCCCCCCTTGCGGGCGCGCCCATAGAGCCGCTCTTGATAGGTCAGCGCCTGCGCGAAATTGACCATGCGCGCCGAAGGTTTCGGCAGTTCGGGACGCGGGCGCAGGGCGTTTGCAATCGCCGAGAGGCCGAGGCCGACCACAAATTGCGTCGCATAAGCGCCAAAGGTGGCGGCAGCCGTTGCCGAGAGCCCAACCGCCGCCCCGGCGGCCGCGAAGGTGCTTGAGACGGCTGCGATGAAGGTCGAGACCGGCTCAGCCTTGGCAGGCGTTGGCGTGAGCGCGGTCGTGGCGAGCAGTGCTGCGATGAACAGCGCCTTACGCATGAGAACCCGCCGAATAGCCCACTGACCAGGCACGCATCACCCCGATCACATGCGACGGCGCAAGCGTGGTTGTGCCGCGCTGGATGCTCTTGACCGCCCAGCCTGCAGGCCCGAGGCAGAGTGCTGCGACGGGGCGTACCTGCCCCTCGAGCAGGATCTTGATCACCCCCACGTCCCCCGCGACAGGCGCTGCCGTGCGCGCCAGGCCCGCGATGCCTTCCATGCACTGCGTCGTGATGCGCAGCGGATCGCGCAGGAAGCCGGTTTCGCGCTGGCACGATCCTGCAGAGTCGTATGTCATGCGCAGATCGCGCGCGGGATCGATGCCCGTCACCCGTTCGACCCAATCGCAGACCACAAGGCAGCAGTCGCTTTCGCCCCAGAGGAACGGCAGCGATGCCCAGCGGTGAAGTTCAGCGTAAAGCGGTGTCATCCGAACAGGGGCTCCTCTTGAAAATTCTGTGTCGGGATCTGGCGCAGCGATGGATCGCGCGCCCCGATCAGCAGGCCATGATCTGTTTCGTTGTAGACAAGGCGGCGCGACGTTCTGCGGCCCTCGAACGCGCTTTCATAGGTCAGCGTGAGGGAGCGATCCTGCGCGTCGTTGAGGTTGTAAATGATGCGCCGCATGATGCGCGTCATGACCGGACGCGGCGCCACTTTGGGCGCATAGAAATCCGCGATCTCGCGCCCCGGCTGCACAAAGAACTGGATCTTGCGGCCCTGGATATACTGAGACCCAAGCGCACGCACCTGCGCCACCAGGTCCGGTGCGTCGGGATCTTGAAAGAACGACAGCGCCAGCGACCCTGTGGGTGCCACGCCATCAATTGCAAACTCATCATCGCCCGGCCGGATCAGCTGCGAGCCAACCCAGCGTTTGCCGGTGATGTCCTCGAACACGCCATCAGCCCCAACGATGAAGCCGAAATCACCGTCCGGCGTGTTGATATTGGCAAGCTGCAGGCAGTAGATCCGGGCATCGCGCGGATCGAGATCCTCCCCGTAAAAGCTCATCGTAGCCACTCCACAAGTTCGAGTTTCGGGCGCGCCACACGGGAGAGCCCATATTCCGGCCGCGCACTCATATCTCCCGCCAGCTCGAACAGGCCCCAACCGCACAGGCTTACGCGATCACCGGCTTTGATCGCCGCACGCAGCGGCATCTGCACCCCGAGCTCGAGATCCCCGGCGCCGAGATCGCGCACGCTTGTCACAATGAAAGGCAGATCCGCCGCGCTCATGATCTGCCCCACCACCGGGCGCAGATGCGTGCCCTGCCGCACCTGCAGGAGCTCGGCACCCTTGGGCGCATCACCCACCGCATTGACCGCCGCGTCATAGGTGAAGCCGTAGCCGGTAGACAGGCGTTCCCCCGTCGAGAACGGCAGGCCGCGTTCCCGCACATCGCGCGGCACATTGGCCAGGCGGTCATAAGCAACAGGGTCGATCATCGGCACACGCAACACATGGCTGCGCCCCTGCGCCGCCGCCCGGATTCCCCGCCAGCGCGCCGCCTGCGGGCCCGGCAGCACCATGTCGGGGGATCCGATCCAGCGCGGAAAGCGGTTAAAAACCACCTGATCCACCCCGTCATTGCCGCCGATGGACTGGCCGCGCCAGTCGATATCCCAATCAACGGAGGTGAAGCGGATCAGATCGGGCGGAATATTGATGATCTTGCGGTTCATGTCATGGTGCCCCGCTGGTAATAGCGCTCGGATCGCGCGCCATGTGACACCTGCCCCGATTTGGCGGCCCCCTGGATCATCGGCGCATTCGCCTGTCGGCTCACCGAACTCACACGCACGTCGAAATAGTCCGACGGCACCACCTCGACGCGCATCGCGCCACCGCCGCCGCCCTGCCCCAGTTTGTGATTGGGGATGACCTGTGCGCCGCGCGGCAGGTTGACCAGCTCGCGCCCCTGTTCACCGACCCAAGCCATGCCGCCAGGCGCGGAATTTGTGCCATTGGCAAAGCCCGGAATGCTTGCCGTGAGCATCGAGCCGAGAGAGCTCGAGATCCCCGAAAACACCGCATTGCCGACCGAATCGAGCATCATGTCGGAGATCTTGGAAAACACGTTGGCAAGCGCCTCGCCCATCGTCATGGCTTGTGTCACCACGCCCTTGAAACTGTCGGTCATGGTCCCGCGGATCGCCTCGCCTGCAGACTTTGCCGCCTTGGCCGCCTCAGACATTGGCGCGGCTAACCCGCTCTTGACGCCTTTGGCGCCCTTGCCTCCACCGCCTGCACTCTCGGCCACGCCGTCCAGCGCCCCGGCGAGGCGATCCGCCGCTGCGGCGCCATCCTCAAGATCGCCCGCCGCGCCGTTGATCGGCACCAGCGATGCGGCGACCGCGTCCGCCACGGATTGACCCGCTGCCTTGATACGCTCACCGCCAGATACGATACTGTTCTCGGCGCTGTCGAAAAGACCATCCGCGACAGATCCCATCGCACCGCCGAGATCAGAACTGCCGAGCGAGCCCATGCCGAGCGTCGAGCCAAAGGAACTTTCCGCGAGCGCATTCCAGGCACCCGCCATGCCGTTCACCAGCATATCCCAGCTCTTTGCGATTTCAGCGAAGGCGCGCACAAAGGATCCGGTGATTGCCGAGGCGACCCCGGCCATGATTTCCAGCAGCCCCCAAGCGGTGTTGCCAACCGCCAGGAACGTAGCCTTGCCAACATCATAGATGCGGCTGATCCCTTCGCCGACGCCGCCCGCAGCCGTCACGACCCGGCCGAACCAATAGACCAGCTCGCCTGCCCCTACGACAAGTGCGCCGATGCCGGTGCGCACCAGCGCACCGCGCAGGAATGCCAGCGCCCCCGCAAAACTCAGCGTGGCAAGACGCGCCGCGACCAGGGCGGCGACATAGCGCACGCCGAACAGGGTCGCGGCCGTGCCGACATAGGTCGAAATCCTGAGAATGTTTTGCGCGAGCGACGTGAAAAGCGTGTTCAGCGGTCCGCCCTTGACCGCCAGGGAGGTGAAACCATCCGCGAACGCCGTTATCACCGGCACCATCTCGGTCGCGATCTGGTAGGCGAACCCCTTGAACACAAGCGCAACCTCGCCAAGCGATGCTTTGGCCCCCTTCATGGCTTCAATGGTCTCACCCGACAGAACCGCGCCAAATTGTGCGGCACGCCCGCCCAGCCGATCCAGTTCCGCGCCATTGTTTCTCAGGAGCGGCACGAGATTGGTCAGATCGGATGCCATGGCCTCGAGATAAAACGTCATCTCGCCTTGAGACAGGCCTGCCTGCTCAAGGCTGGAGACGTAAAGCTGCAAGGCCTGCGGCCCGCTGAGCTTGCGGAATTGCTCTGCCGTGACCCCGACCTTTGGCGCGATATTTTCGAAGAAATCGGCCATAGGGCCGCCACCGGTGCTTAGAAAATCCCCGACCCGATCATTCACATCCTTGAGAATGTCGGCGAGCTTGTCCTGACCGATATCCACCGACTCTGCCGCAGCCGCCCATTTCTGAAAAACATCGACAGGCGCGTTCGAGATCGCCGCGAAATTCTTGATTTCGCGCGCGGAATTGACCACGCCAATGGTGAGCGCGGCAAGCGCTGCCCCAAGTCCCGATGCCATGGCTGACACAGCCATGAATTGAGATCTCATTCGCGAGAGAGGCGCGTCAACGCGGCTCGCCCCACGTTCAAAATTGGCGCTATCAAGCCCCAGATTGACCCGCAGCGCGCCAATAACAGATTGTGCCAAAGTGTTGTTCCTTAGTCAGTGCGCGCCCCCCACGCGGTCGCGAGCAGGTCGAACATGCTTTGCAGATCCTCATCGGATTGCGGCGCGCCGTGCGTTTCTGTGCGCCCCGTCATCTCGGCGAGCGACATCAGGCGCTCCTGGCGGTGCAACGCCTCGATATGCCAGGCAAGCCAGGCGCGGCCGTCCTGCTCCCGCTCGAGGCGATCATGCGCGCCGCGCATCTGCGCATTATATTCCCAGAGTGAGAGGCCCCAGAACTCACCCGGCGGCAGACCCGCCGAGACATACGCCGACAGCATCGAAAACAGCGTGAGCGGCGCGCCGCCCCCTACTTTCCCGCAGGCGTGTCTTTCTGATAAGGCGACTCTTTCTGCGTGGGCGCACTGGCCTGAAACAGGCGCATGAGCGCGCCCGTATCTTCGCTGATGATATCGCCGGCATCCCGGCGCGACGCCTCGGGGTGATGGCGCAACAGGCAGCACTGCATCATCGTGATGATGTCACGCACCGAGGCGTCGCCTGTTTCGGCATTTTGTGCCCAATCAAGCCCGTTCATGCCGGTCAGCGACTCGAATTCGGCCAGGGCGTTGAAATCCATCCGCAGGGTGTATTCTGCGCCCTCCGCCTTGACCGTGACTTCCCCCTTGAAACGATTTGCCATGTTATGCCCCCGCCCCCGGCGCTGCCGCCGGGACCAGGACGGGCAAGCCGTGCGGGCGAATCGTCGCCGTGGCGGTCATCTTGCCATTTGTGAGTTCGCCGGGCTCATAGGTCAGGAAAAACCCCTCGAACTGCATCTTGACGCCATTGGGCGCCGTGATCTGATACTTGCCGGACTTGGCGAGAAAGGCGTCCATCATGGGATCGGGCGCCTTAGGTTCCCAATTGAAATCGAATTCGCAGGGCGTTGCCTCGAGCATCGCCCCGATGAATTCCTTGAGCATGTCCGGACTTTGGAGGTGCGTCGCGTCCTCCTCATCGCGCGAAAAGCCAATCGGCTTGATCCGCGTCACCTCGGCCTGATCGGCATAGTCGCCGGGCGTGGCGCCCTCGATCCCGAATTTCGAGCCATAGCCCGTGTTTGCCTTTGTGCGTGGCATTTTCAAACCCTCCAGTTTGTCAAAAAATCAAGTGATGATCGAAACGGGCGCGCGGCATTGATCTCGCCGCTTTCACGCCCGCTGCGCGGCCCGGCATCAAGCCAGACCCCGCGAAAGTGCCCCCCCGCATAGCCATGCAGCAAATCGCGCACCACATGCCCGAGCATGGCTGCAGCGCCGTAGGTGTTGCCGTAAGCGTCGATTTGTATCCGCCCGACAAACAGCCCGTCGCTGCCCGCCAGCGTCGCGCCCGGCATGTCGCCGATCACGTTCAGCACAAGCGCCGGATATTCTGCGCCCTGCGGATGCACGCCCCAATTGATGCGATCCGCGCAGAGATCAGTGATCGCCGCCGAGCCGAGCAACAGCGCGCGCAGTTCCAGTTCCATGATTCACCGCCCCCGTGCTGCCCGCGCCGCGCGTGCCTCAGCCCGCTTCACGGTCTTTTCGATCTCGGCCCAAAGCTCGGCTTTCAGGCGGTTCAGCATGTCCTGCTGATCGCTGTCCCAGGCCGGGCGCGCGAAGGGTTGTGGCGCCTGATTGGACGTGCCGAATTCGGTCAAATGCGCCTGCGGCAAGGGCCCCGCGCCGACGAACATTTCCACGCTTGCCTTGTCATCACGCACCGCCTTGCGGTGCAGCTTGCGCTGGCGCGCCGAAAGCTTGGTTGAAACGCCAATGCTGTCGCGCAACTCGCCCTCATCCTTGGGTGCCCCGGCTTCCATCTTGTCGGCCAGCGGCTGCGCTGATTTGCGTAAAGCCCGCCGCAACGCACCTTTGCCCGTACCTTTGCTCAGCTTCCTGAGCTCGGCCTCGAGCTCGGCAAAGCCCTCGAGCCTCATCGTCACGCTCATGATGTGATCTCGGCCGTCGCGGCGATTTCATAGAACCGGCGTGGATCTTGCGAATGCTCGCGAATGCCGGTGATCTCGTATTCGCGCCCCTCGCACAGGATGCGATCCTGCGGCCCGAGCTGCACGGTGAATTCCGTGCGGCGCACGGTAAAACGCGCCGAGATCGAGGCACCCACCTGTGCTGCACGCCAGCGCTCGCCGTCGCTCACCTCGACCTTGCCGCCTCGAATCGGCGCGCCAAAATCGGCGAAAACCTCTGTTTTGGAATAACCATCATCGGCAAGGGTTGCTCGCCGGATCTGCAGCGCCCGGTCAAGAGAGATCGCACTGACCGCCATCAGCTATGATCCTTGTGCGGCGCGAGCAGATCGCGGATGCCGAACGGGATCTCCGTCGCTGGCCCCTCCGTGACCCCGTCGCGTTTGTTGTCATACCAGAGTGCGACCAGCATTTTGACGGCCATGGTGCAGGCAAGCGGCCAGGCGCCTGGCAGTTCCTCATCGAGATTGCGGCGCGTGTAGGACTGCACGAATTCCTCGGCGACCGCCTGCAGATCGCCCAGGAGCGGATCGTCCACCGAGAACTCGACCGCATTCACATGCCGCTTGATGTCGTCGAGCGTGACCTGGCTCACTTACCCGACCCCGCCTCGGCGTCCGCCCCGGCCTTGGCCGCAGCCGCTTTCTTGCCCTTGGCCTCGGCCGCCTCCTGTTCCTCGATCAGCAGCGCCTCGCACAGCGCGGGCGAAAGCGCCCCCCCCTTGGCCATGGCTGCAGCTTGGCGCGCCGCCAGATCACCTTTCTGCGCCTCGAGATCCTTTTTCGTCGCAGGCGCGGCGAACTTGCGCGCGCTCAGCGTGTCGGCAACCTCTTTGTGTCGCCGTTTGCGCATGTCAAAGTCATAGATGACATTGGCGCGCAACTGGCCAAGTGCAGTCGTCTGCGTCCGGTTGAGTTTCAAGAGCATGGCGCCCTCCTCTTAACGTGAAAGGGTGCGCGAGGCCTGGACTGCCCCGCGCGAGGCTCAGGCGAAGGTGAAATCGCCCGTCACAAGGGCCGTGCTGCGCTTCGTCGCCATGGCAAGGCGCTTGCTGCCTTGCATGGTGACCAGGCCTTCGACAAAGTTGGTGCCGTGCTCGGTCGAAATCAGGATCTCGCTTTGCTGACGATCATAGAGTGTCGCCGCCATCGCGAAATTGCCCGTCATCCACTCACCCGCAGAATGCGAGAGCGTCGGCACCACATCCAGGCCCCAGAGGACTGGCGTGGATTGTGTGTTCGGATTGCCAAAGATGTAACGGCCCTGCGTATCCTTGAGCAGTTCGATCCCGGCCCAGTCAATCGGATGCAGGGTGATACCGTTGGCGGCATAGTTGCCAAGCGCCACCTGCAACAGGCCGAGGCGCAACCGGTCAATCCGCGTCGCATTGGGCAGGCCAGCCGAGGCCGCGAACGCCTCGGCGGATGTGAGCAGGCCCAGCAGGTTCTGCCCGGTACCGTCGCCGGAAAGGATCTGTTGCTCCTCTTTGAGATCAAGCCCATAGCGCATTTCGCCGTCAATCTCGCCCTGCAGCTGACCGCTGTCAGAAAGCGCTTCCTTCGAGATATTGGTGTGATGCGCGATCTTGCGCACATTGGCCTCGGCCTGCTCCCAGCCATAGGAGCTTTCCGGCGAGGCGGCGCCCTCGGCTGTCATGCCCGCATTGTCATCCCGCAGAACCTGCCGCGCATATTTCACGACATCGCTTTCCGTGGTTGCCAGGGTCAGCAACGCGCGGATCGGCAAGCGCTGGCGCGGCAGGTTGGCGGGCGTGCGATCCTCCGTCGGCCAGATCAGGCCACCCCCCGAGCCTGATGCCGAGGTGATCGCATTCTGCGGCGCCAGGACAATCGAGCCCTGCACACCGCGACCGACCCATGCCTTGAGATCGTCACTCGCGGCGATCTCCTGACCCACGGTCTGCGGCGCAGACCCGCGACCCCCGAGACCTGCCGCCACATGCTGCTCGAGATCCTTGTTGCGGGTTTCCAGCCCTTCGAGCTGGCCCTCAAGCTTGCTCATGGCATTAGACAGCCCGTGAAACTCGGCAAGCGCCTTGTCGGCCGTGGTCTTGGTTTCCGCCGTCAAGTCGCCGTTGCGCTTGGATTGCGAAAGTGCATCCTCGGCCACCTTGCGCACATCGCTGCTCACCCGCTCGAGTTCCTGGCGCACCTGCCCGAGCAGTTTTTCGACATTGCCGCCCGCATCCATGCGCGGCGCGCCGCGCACACCCGCAGGCACGGCAGCAGCATGCGCGGCAAGGCTCGCCGCGTTCAAAAGAATTGCTTTAGTCATCAGCTTGATACTCCGAAAGATTTGAGATCCTGCAGCAGCTCGGCGAGCCCCTGCGATACATCGACAGCGCCAGGCATGTCGTCCGGGGCAGCGCCGGGCTTGCCCCCCTTGAGCCCGCGCAGCAGCTCGCGCCGCGCGGAATTACTGAGACCGAACCGCGCCGCGATCAGATCGAACTGACGTTCGGCCCGCAGCGCCTGCGCAGGCGCATCATTGCCGCCGGTCTCCAGCGCATCGGCAGGCAG